GGTCATGTCTGGATTCATTTCTTGAAGGATCCTGCGCTTTGTAGTTAGTCCATTTGCAAGTTCCCAATCCATCTGATTCCGCCACTCTGCCGGATCGTGTACTGTCTCCGGTTCTGTGAAATCAACATGATAATCTTCAGATATATTTACACCGTGAGCCGCCAGTATTGTCCTGTCCAGGTTAAATCTTTTATACTCGAATGGTCGCCATATATCCTCAACCGATGCTGCTCTTGCTTCATAATTCTCTAAGTTCTCTATCTTAACTTGAACACCGGAATTGGCTTGTGAATCAGACCATCTTGCGACTAAGTGGTTATTCGTCGCAGCGTCTTGAATGATAAACTTTATGGCATTAACGATTTGTCCTAAGTCAGAACCGGGAAGTTTGGATAACGTGCTGCCTTCCGGGAGCATCATTATTTCATCTGTTCCTATCCTAATAGGTTCGTCTTGTTGAATGCCGGTTGCGTACTTCACGCCCAATGTGTCTATCCTTGCAGCAATCAGCATTTCCAGATATAACATGGCCACCGACTCCTGTGCTGATACAAGGTCTAATGCGCCACTCTGCCAATACTCATCGACCAGTTCTGCATCACGCTTGGCAAAGGTCATTGGAATGATACCAAACGGGTTCTCATCCTGATCGAAGATTCTCCCTCTCTCATCGAATCTAAAATGCTGCTCATCTGACCAATATTCGTATATCCTGCTTGTCTTATCATTTAGATTTGCAATAGGATAAAACACAGCAGATTCTTCTGTCTCGCCCTCAAGGAATAACGGATAGAAATACGGCACTAATTCATAGTTTAACCCCTCGTCTGAATAGTGACTCAACAGTCCCATATTCCCGGTAAGGAACGTCATCTTTTCCATTTGCCGCATCTTCGCATCAACATCCCTCGGTAGTTCCTCAACGTACTTATCGTTGTGGCGCATAGGTTGGTCTTTATATACCAAACTTCTTGCCGATACCATACGCTTCACAAAGTTAGGCAATGCGGGCGGCAGTTTTATTCCACTCTGGAAATATGGCTCGATATATTGAGCATAATCCCCCTCGTAATAGTCTATTGACTTCATACGTCTTTTTAAATTCTTGTCGTCAGCGTGACCGATTACACTTTTAATCGACCTCATGACCGTGTCGGTAGATAAATCTTTAATTATCATGCTTGTCCCTGTTTGTACATTCTCATAGACTGGGTTGTCATCATACCATTCAATAATGTCTCGTTTAAATCGTTCATGTCATTCAGCATAGTTTGTCGCCCTTTGTTGTAATAATAAAACAGAATGAGACATATCACATTGAGCGATAATGATACCCCCAGTAAGAAATAAATCACGCCATCCATCCTTGATATGTTACCTTGCGTTCTCTCAACGGCATTAGATACGAAACGGCATAACCCAGAGCATCCCCACTATGCGTTTGAACAGGATCACGTTTGTCAATGTCTCCATTGCGCCATACGTTTTGTTCCATATCCATAAGTAAAGTCGGACAATTCTCCATCGTCAGTCTGCCTTCTCTTAATAGTTTATTGACCGCATTCACTCGGTCTTTTACTCGTGGATTGACTCTTGGCGCTAATACTTTAAAGCCTGCGGTTCTTAAAATATCGTGATCTGTTTGAACCGATGAAGTTTTCCTCGCTGATCCTGTGCTATCTGGAAAGGTCTTAATACCGGGATATTGTTCTTTTAGTCTTTCAGCTAAATCCCACGTGCCGGCATTCTTTAGTCTTATTTCAGACTCAACGTGTATTTCATTCTTATTATATCTGAATATGATTCCACTTAACGCATCCACATTGAAATCAATTCCGCATCCGACTTCCCATCCATCTAAGTCATTACGACTAATTAAGTGACGCTCACGGTTAAACTCGTTATATACCCGCCCTTGAGTTAGGTTAACAAACTTACCATGCACATACGCATCGATCTGTTCTTCTGAATAAGCCTGTAATAGACTCTGTTTATAATCATCGGGAAGATATGGATTGTCTAACGTGGAAGCCTGGACGACACCTATATCCATATCGGGATCATTAGCAATAACCCATCCCCAATTTAGGCTCTCTGGAGTCCCGGTAAGAAATATCTGCGACTTCTTGGCTTCTGGATGGCGTACACGGGCGATCATCTGTTCAAACACCTCACGCTTTTGTATAAATGGTTCATCTATAACCGCCCATCCAATATTCGGACCACGTAAGGAATCCGGCTTATCTCCAGATCCAAGCCATATCTTGCCGCCCCAATTATGGAAGATGAACTCGCTTCGTTGTTGGTTGTATGTATAATCAAGCCCGGCACGGTTACACAACTCCTTGAGCGTGACGATTATCGTCTTGACCGCTAATTGATGTGAAGGCGATATGTACATCCCCGGAACAGGAGCGTTCAAATAGCTCATGTACAGGGATTTCAATGCCCCGATATAAGTCTTGCCCGAACCGTAACCGCCAATCAATAGGACAATTCGGTTGGGCATATCCCAGAATTGCCGTTGATGTTTGAGCATCTTGTCTTTTTTTATTTTGAACTTCACTCAATTACAATCTCGTCCTTCGTTACGTGCTGCTCTACTCTTTCCAATGCCTTCCCCTCTGTTCTATCTGCAATGAACTGTACCGCCCAGGGCTTCCCCTCTAATGCGAATGAAAATACCATATACATAATTACATCGAGTTTACTCTTGCCATCTACCGTGCCATCTTCTTCGCCGATCTTGCGAAGTATATCGGGAATGGATTGAATGCCTTTAGGTCTGCCGTTTGGATTGCCAGATACGCCCGGCTTGAATTGCCCATTGACTTCCCTGTTATTTCCTGATACATCAGGCACTTGCTGTTTCAATTCTTTCTGCTTGTTTACCAGTATATTCTTCCCAACGCTTTACAATTACATCGCAATAATGTGGATCAATCTCCATCCCATAACACTTACGATTAGTCTTTTCACAGGCGATTAGTGTTGTCCCAGAACCACAAAATGGTTCATAGATATTTTGATTATGTTTACTGTGATAATTAACGAGAGTTGTATATAATTCAATTGGTTTTATGGTTGGATGATCAACATTTCTTGCTGGTTTATCAAATTCAAATACAGTTGATTGATTACTTGGAACATTGAAATATGAATTTTTATATTTCTTTTTTCTGAATATCAATATAGGCTCGTGTTTTGGTTGATACCTTCTGCTCATTATAAAAGCAAAATGATGTTTTACCCATACACAATCATAAAGCAGCTCCCACTCTTTTGTCATATCCGATAATAAATGAAAATGTTTATTTACTGGATAACTCATTACTAACACATCAGATGGAATTATATTAATAAATTTTAGCACATCTTCTGCCGGTGGATCCTTATATGTATCACCTCTTTCTGCTCTTGTTGGCTCATCTTTTCGTCTTTTTAGGTTCTCGTAATTAACTGAATATGGTGGATCAGTAATACAACTTATAGCCTTATTGCCATCCATTAATTTATCAACATCTTCCTTCTTTGTCGCATCCCCGCATAATACTCGATGTTCACCTAATAGCCATATATCGCCTTGTTTTGTTATGGCTTCTTCTACTTCGGGGATCTCATCATCATCTATTAAACCTTGTTCTGGTTCATCTTCATAGAATTGCAGATCGTCGTTCGTAAATCCCCACTCCGTCAATTCCCCAACGTCAAAATGGTTAGCTAACGCATCCCAATCCCATTGTCCGGTATTCTTATTGAGCCGGATATTTAATTCGCGTTCTTTTTCTGGCGTTAGTTCCACCTCTACACATGAAACGCTTTTATATCCGAGTTCTTTGGCTATCTTTAAACGCTGATGCCCGCCAACTAATATATTCTTGCGTTCTTTGTGGATGTTTACAATTAAAGGATCGACCAGACCGAAGCGGGTAATTGAGTCTTTTAAATCTTGGTGTTGGTCTTTAGTGAGTTCTCTGGGATTATATTCCGCAAAGATTAGATCACTTATAGAATATTGCGCTGTTGTGATGTGTCCGTTATTTTGGGCCATGTTTGCCATAGTCTGTGTCATGGAATCCTGATCCTTTGAGAATAAACGCAGCCGGTGTTATTACCTTGCTCGTTCTGAATGAGTCGCACTTCGGACATTGTTCATCTGATTCATCGTCCATAGGTCGGAGTGTTTCCCATACCCATAGACAATGATTGCATTTGAAGTCGTATCGTATCATTTAACCGGTTAGATGAACGCCCGCCATTCCTGTTTACCGGCAAGTGAGGTCTGTAATGCAGACGGTCCGGGTAGGGCGACGAGACACCCCTCTACTAATACAAGGATTACCCTACAAAAAAACTATATAATTCACTCTATATCCAATTATTACTTAACTTAATCCCCTACAAAACCCCACCTGTGTTTATACTTCGACTTTATTATAACGGGATTATTCGTTGTTACATATTGATAGCAGTCCATCACTCCATAAAACTCGATTGGTCTTGTTATTCTTGCCGCTTTTCGCCATAAACGAATTTTATCAGACTCCCGTTGATTCTTTAACCACTTGACCGTAAAGTCTTTTAATGATAGTTCTGTCTGATATAATGACCGTCTTATTTCCCAAACTGATTTTATATTATCATATAGCAATATTTTTTTCTTACGGCCCATAGTCTTCCTGTAATATATCGTACAGTTTATTCATCATTCTATCGTAATAGGTTTCAACAGACTTTTTACTTATCCCGAAATTTCTCGCTATATCGTTAAGATCGTGCATTCCCAGATAATAAAACGCATCAAATATGTCATTCTCTCTTGATGAAAACTTTTTTAATGATTCTCTGCCAGATATAAAAGCACTCATTAATTCGTTTTTCCTTTTTTTGACTTCTATTTGATCCTCATAGGCAGTTTCACCCTTACCGCACATTGGACAAGGTTCGTAACTTGGTTTAATCATTTTGATCCATTTTATTTTTTATCTTATCATACAGACCATATCCATCAATATATTTGTCATAATAATCCAAATCTTTTATTACGACAGATGAATATGACCCTTCAACCGGCAAATTAGTTTCCGGTCTTAAATAACAGTCTTTACATTGGGATTTTAGTTTCCGGGGTTCTTTGGTATAGCAATCAAAATCACGATTCGCCTTTTGGATCTTGCATGAACAACAAATCTGCGTCATTTTGGATCGCAGTACCCGAACAAGTGGCAAATCATCTCTTGATAAACCTCGTATAAACTTCAGCGCAGAAAGCACTCAACATTACCAATCCAAAGGCAAATAACGCCAATCCTACACCCAGGCATAAGACGGATCCGGCTAACTTGACTATCCCGTCAATCAAAACGGATCATTCGTTTTAGGTTTATATCCCGCCTGTTTTTGAGGTTTGAACTCATTTTCGTAAGCATAATGCGTTGCGCCCTTATCCGACACTTCCATCCGTTTTGCTATGGTAAGGTTCACCCACCCATCTGAATCAGCCATCTCGACCAACTCATCCACATTTATATATACGTTCAATAGATAGCCGCTATCCTCAAACACCTTTTCAACTATCTTACATTTCTGTATGTACTTTCTTTCTGGCATCTTTTCGTTCCCTTCGTTTTTTTGATTTATACTCTGCGATTTCTTTCCGCTTGAGCATTTTTATTTTTTTTCTGTTTTTTGCTTTGCGATTAGGCATATTCATTTTCTAATTCTTTGAGGTCACGGCAGCTTCCGCCGGCCAAACCAAACCACTCTTTTTTATGATCAACAAATAAAAAGAATAGTTATGCACTTTTGACCTCAAGTTTCAATTTGTAAATATCTTCTAATAATTCCCTCACATCCTCAACGTGATCTGAACAGGCATACGCAAGCGTAATTGTTTTGCCATCCTTCACATTATTAAATACATAATCTGCCCGGTCAAGACATGAGCCTTGTTTGCATATCTTCGGAGACACTTTTTCAATCTTCATTGTTTAATTCCCATCAATTTCCTCGCCCCACACCGTTGTTTTCCCGGCATGGATTTCTACCACATCCACCCGGAAGTTTCCATCGGTGAACCAATCCACGATAGCGAAGGCGTGCGCCCAATTATGTAATCGACCTCTAAGCCATGTATTCTTTTCCCGTCGCATATCTTTGAGACAACCCATACTCCATGCCCCAATCGTGCCGCCCAACTTGGTGAGCGTGTGTCTCTGGACATCATGAACATGGCCGTAAATGATATTTTCTCCGTAAGATTCCAGATGTTTTTTTGCATGATATACGGTGGCATAAGCCCCGTGGATGAATGTGAGTTTGCCGATTTTCAGAGGTTTATTATAGGGGAGGTACTTATATCCCCTTTCTTCCCATCGGCAGGCGTTGCGGAAGGTGTAGCCCCGCATATAGGGATATTTTTCCACAAAGGCATTCAGCCATTCATCATGATTCCCGGCACATATATACTTCTCCGTGCAACCCACAAGATTTAATACTTCATCGAACTGGTCAATCCCTTCGTTTACACCACCTATTTCTTCTTCGATTAATGGCAGTTGATATTCTAAGGGCGGTTGCTTTTTCCCTTTATAACGCCAGGCAGATACAGTTTCCCACTCCCCCACATCGCCAAGATTGATAAATATATCCGGCTCCACGAGTTTGATTGCCTTTAATACCACGTTCACCGCTTTCTGATCGTGCAGCGGGAAATGTTGGTCCGGGATGACAACGGCTCGGC